ATGAAAATAATCAAAAATATACTAATTATAATAGGAGCTGTGCTTTTGCTTAATTACATTGTTTATTTACCAATGTGTGTAGACGATTATATCCGTGAAGAGTCAGAAGTGTATTTTGTCCAAAATGCGTACAGATCTTCTACCCTACATAAGAATAGCGCCCATGAAATAAAGCAGACCATGCTGCCGTTTTTATTCGCCCTGCCACTAAACAGAAAAGACTATATCTTTGATGTTACGAATAATTTCTATGCAATCATAAGCATATCGGTGTATATCTGGCAGTTGCCAAGAGCAAACATTAGTGATATAATGGCATGAAACGAACTAATGTTCGGTTCTATTTCCCACAGCCGGACATATACTGTAGTGTAGGCGGTAGTTGCGACAGGGAGGGCTATTTATGGATTATAAGAAGGAAATTATTGAGATGATAAATGGAATAAAAAAGACAGGTACATTAGAGTACCTGTACACATTCATAAAACTATTTCTGGAGAGGTGGGGCGATTAAGCCCCACTTTTTAATTAGAAAGCATGGAATCAATTAGACTTAAAACAATTTTCTGATCACGTTCGCTTAATAATGAGAATTTTGAAATCAGATTAAAATCTTCTTTCGCCTGGTTAGGTGTGTCTTTCCTGGCACGTCCTACATTAAATCCCATTAACCACGACTCTGAAACGTTTAGCGCCATCCCTAAGACGACCAGTTTTTCTTGACTAGGCTCTGTCTTTCCGGAAACGTACTGGCTGATATCCGACTTATTCATTTTCACATTGTATTTCTTACAATATGGAAGAACAAGATTAAGAATGTCAACCTGTCTCAGATTACGTTCGTCCATCAAAGTCTTAAATCTTTCTGATGAACTAACTTTTTCCATTATACTATTCTCCTTTCGCTTTCTGATGATAATATATCACATATGAAACAAAAGTTCAATACTTAAAACAAAAAAGTTAAAAATATTGAAAAAATGTATTGACATAGCATAATAGCGGTGTTATATTATAATTAGTTCAAAACATTGAACTAGAAAGGAGTGCAAATATGGCATTTGATTATAGTAAGCTCAAAGGAAGAATCATCGAAAAATATGATAGTCAGAGTTCCTTTGCGAATGCTATGGAATGGTCGGAGCGTACATTATCGTTGAAGCTTAACGGAAAGCTGTTTTGGAAACAGTCAGATATTTGCAAAGCAGTCAATCTGTTGGAGCTTTCTGCCGATGATATACAGGACTATTTTTTTAAAGAAAAAGTTCAAAGATCTTAACTAGAAAGGAAGTGAAAACAGTTGAGCAAATCAGATATTCAGTATCTTTTTGATTATGTAAGAGATTTGCAGAGACAGGTAAATCAGTTAAAAGTGGCAGTCCTTACCGGGGAAACAAATGGATTAGAGCTTCCAAATCCTATCCATCTGGAACCCGGTGAGAGAATACCGCTTGGACATCTTGCAGACGATCTACTTGATACAGAATTTCAAAATTGTGGAAACGATACTTGTGATAAGAGCAATGAATGAGATTACGGTAGTCACTTTAAAACGGTAAGTATCTTCTCTGTATATTTTCATTTCAACTTCACCGCCTTGAGTGATCACGTAGCCTTCATACCCACGCACAGGTTGCTTGTGCAAGAATCCTTTAGATGCTAAGTATCTATACATTTCGTGATTCTCGGTATCTTGTGCAGTGGTTCCGTTATTTTTAAGAACGGACTTCATTAACCGATATTGTTTCCCGGTTATCATTTAATCACCTTCTTTCAGAAAGAAGTATATCACGAAAATTTGACAGATGAAAACAATAAAAGAAAAGTCAGAAATGACCGTCCACCGGAACCGCCCCACCGGTGCTGACGAGGCAGGGCAGATGGAGGTGAAAACAAATGTTAGAATGCATCATTAGTGAAAATATTCTCGGTCAGGTTTCAGTTCAACTCGAAATGACGAGCCACGACTGGTCGAAATTAAAAACCTCTGGTGTGTGGAGTCAGATGGAGCAGATTCTAATGGAATCTGAAACACAAAGTAGCCGCTGCTTCCACCATATCCAGACAAACAAACCGGAAGAGACATATTGTACAAGCTGCCGGAAGAAACGGTTTTTCCACCGATTTTCCGGTTTGAAGAAGCAACGATAGTTGGCAACTTATTGCATGGATATGTAATTCCGTTAATAACAATTGAGACATCTGTAATTGATATTGCGGAATTTGAGAGATTGTCGAACTGAATATAAGCCAAAGCCAGTTGTTTTTCTTGGCTATATCCAAAATAAGGTAAGCTCAAATGAAGATTACGCCGTGATTGAAATAATTGCCAAGCAGTTCCAGCAGATCCTATTAACCCAAGCATAAAGGAAACATTTTCAAACGTAATGATTTCTTTAGCCGATTTTAAAATTGAAATAATTTGATTTATTTTAATCACCTCTCTCTACAGGGAGTATATCACAAGAAAGGAGTGAGTGTATGAGCAGATCAATTGAAAAAAGGATTCGTTCATTGGAAAGAAGAGCTGCCAGCCTTGAATCGCAACTTCAAGACCAGCAACAAATTATTTCTTCTCAGCGTCCGAACGTCCGCCCTGAATCACTTTTAAAACAGGCGGCTCGTGATGCTCAGTCAGGTGTTCGTACTCCAGCATTCCGAATTAATCTAGGTAATCGAACATTATTTGAGGAGAAAAATGGGAGCAAATAATTTTACACATTTTACCGGAAAGAAATCTCCATTCAAAACTCAAAAGAGAAAGAAGAAATCAAAGGTAAAAAAAGTTCATAAAAGCAAATATGAAAGGAGCATAAAATGAGCGAAGTTGATACTTACATCAAAGAAAATGCAGAAGTTCATCAGTTCGCCGCAGAGGTTGCGAGAATCATATCAGGCATTCCACAGATGCCAGAGTTCTCATCAGAGAGTATGAGCGTATCTGATGCAAGCAAGCTGATCGGACTTCCTGTAACATCAATCCGAGCAGGAATTGTATACGGATGGCTGCCGATCGGGACTGCTATCCAGAATAACAAGCCAGCAAAAAGCCTTTCCGGTGGCAGGATCACATACATCATAAGCCCTAGGAAAGTCTATGAAGTGACCGGACATGTCTGGAAAGGCAAGGCTGCTCTCAATAAGTGAGTGCCCCGGAGGGAGCCGACACCTCCACCCCGGAGCTTTGCACCCACTAAAGCACTTTAGTGGATACAGGTTAATTATAAGCCTCTATCTGCTAATTGTAAAGACAAATAAGAAAAAATAAGGAGAAATTAGCTAGATATGAGCGAAATTAGAAACGAAAATCAGCCAACATGGGCTGACATCGAAGTAGCACTTGCAACTGAAATCGTTGAGGAGAGCAAGAAAAAGTCAAGAAAGTGGTTCACCGCATGGATTGTAACGGCCGCCGCACTGGTAGCGAGCAACCTTGCGTGGATCATAGGAGGCATTAGTGAATAATCTGAAAAACATCATCTGTGCCGCACTGATCGGAGGTTTTTCCACATTCCTCCCATTCTGGCAATGGGGCGGATCGGGCAGACAGCTTTTTGCGGCGGCAATGACTACGATGATTGTATATGGAATCCTCTGGGATATTGATACGCCAGAGGGAAAGGCGAATGAAAATGTATAAGAAAGAGATTGACGAAATTTACGAACTCTGTAAAAGAGTTGCAAATGAAGTTCCGACAGCAAACGCCTCGTTCAATTATTCAATTTATGGCATGAGTGTATGTGGACTTAGAAGGAAGGAAGATGTTAATCTTCCCGAAGACAAATTTAAATGGGATTTGTATCAGAGTGTATCTTTTAATCCATTTTACGAGAAAGAGAGTCGTGAAAGTCTCAAAATAATCAAGACTTTCTTACTAGAACTTCTGATAGATGGGAGGTGTCCGTTAAATGTTGAATCAGACAGACTTGAAACTTCTTCCAGCAATGGAACTGATAACGACAGTGAACGAACTTCTGGAGGAGCTGAGCAGACGGAAGCAGTACATTCTTGACTGGGAAAATCCGGACATGTATCTGAATCATCTTGAGTATCATTGCGCTGGTGGAATCTTTCCAAGCGGCGAGCAGAATCCGGCGAGAGGAGATGGATCTGACAATGTTTACTGTTTCTTTAGCGAGGTGAGAAAAGATGCAGGAGAGAATTGATGAAATCCTTGCTCTGATAGACGAGCAGCTTTCCCTTGTAGCTGATAACTACATCGAGAGTTCATACAAGGCAAGAACATTAGCGAGCTACGTACAAGCTCTGAATGGGCTTTTAACGGCTCAGAAATCATATAAGGAGGAATCGAATGAGTGAATTTGAAATCCGTATTCCGGCAAGGAAGAAACAGCCGGCAACCGACAAAGATAACCCGGTCGTGAAAGTTTCGCCAGAAGCATACAACGCACTGGTCGAAATCTATAATGAATCAACCTTATCAATGAAGGATATCGCAAGTTTACTGATCGTTGAGGGCAGCAAGCATGTGGTTTATGACAAGGAGGAATAACAATGGCAACACCAGTATTGTGGAAAAATGTAATCGGGTTTGAGGGGCTTTACATTGTGAATTGTCATGGTGAAATAAGAAGCACGGATCACTATGTAAGATGCAATATAGGAAAAAGACTGGTGAAGGGAAGAGTTTTAAAGCCTTGTGATAGAGGGAACGGTTATCCATTTGTCACAATGGGAAAGAACGGTAAGCAATACAATATGAGTGTTCATAGAGTTGTAGCAATGGCTTTCTTGCCGAATCCAAAGAATCTTCCAGAAGTTAATCATAAAGATACTGATCCATCAAATTTTGATTACACAAATTTGGAATGGTGTGACAGAAAGTATAACAATAATTATTCCAATAGAGCTTACAAAGCTGCTTCGAAAAAGCACAAGAAAGTGGAGCAGATTAAGGATGGTGTTGTTATCAAAATCTGGAATAGTCTTTCTGAAATCGGAAGAAAATGCGGAATTTCAATAGGTAATATCTCCGAGTGTTGCAATGGTAAAAGGGAAACTGCCGGAGGATATTCGTGGAGATTTGAGGAGGTGTTATAACATGGGATTTCCGGTTCTTATTTTGGGTGAAACAGGAAGTGGAAAAACTTATTCCATTAAAAATTTTGACACAGAAGAAGTCGGCATTTTTTCAGTAGAAAAGAACAGACTTCCGTTCAAAAAAGCGTTTAAAATCGCCAAAAATGCAACTTATCAGCAGATAACAAGGGTATTAAGCAACCCTCAATTGAAAAAATATGTAATTGATGATAGCCAGTATCTTCTTGTGAATGAAATGTTTGATAGGGCGAAAGATACGGGTTATGGAAAATTTACCGATATGGCTTTAAATTTTCGAAATCTTATTCATTTTATCAATATTAAGCTTCCAGACGATGTGATTGTGTACTTTTTGCATCATACAGAGATGGATAGCAATACTGGAAAAATTAAGGCTAAAACAGTCGGCAAAATGCTTGACCAGAATCTTACAGTAGAGGGCTGTTTCGATATTGTGCTTCTCACTTCTGTAGAGGGTCAGGAACATTATTTTATCACACAGTCAGATGGATATACTACAGCAAAAAGTCCGGAAGGAATGTTTGATTTGAAAATTCCGAACGACTTAAAAGCAGTAGATACAGCCATCAGAGATTATTATGAATTAGGGGGAACAGATAATGCAGAAACCAAATAATTACGATACTACACAGGCAGCAGGAGAATTTGAGCCGATTAAGCTCGGCGGACACAAAATGGTAATTAAGCAGGTATCAGAGAAAAAATCCCAGGGTGGGCTTGATATGCTTGTTATCTTGTTTGATTTCGCAGAAGGTGATGAACAGGCGGGGTACTTTATGAAGCAGTTCGAAAACGATATCCGTCCAGACAAGAAATATCCGAACGCCGGCACTAACTATATGGTCATTGACGAGAGTGTAGATTATGGTGTCCGTAACCTTAAAACATTTATCACATGCGTAGAAAAGTCAAATCCGGGATTTGCCGTTAAGTGGGGCGATAACTTCGGGCAGCAGTTCAAAGGCAAGTTGATCGGCGGCATCTTCCGTCTAGAGAAAGACTGGTACGACAACAAGGAAGTAAAGCGTCACAAACTTGCATGGTTCCGCAGCATTGAAGGAATTAAGGATGCAGATATCCCAGAAGAGCGCACCACGAGAGCCTATGACGATCATCTGAAAGAAGAAGCTATCATGGGAGCGAATCCGGCAGGCACGGACTTTATGAGTATTCCAGACAGTGTACAGGAAGAACTTCCGTTCAATTAAAAGGATGTGTTTTTAATGGTTATACAAGTGGACACAAGGGAACATAAATCAGAATGGGAACGGATTCAGAGTCAGTTTGATAGCCTTGGAGTGCAGTATTTTCGCTCTAAATTGTATTGCGGTGATTATCAATCACTGGACAATGCAAAACTCTGTATTGACCGTAAAAAGGATTTGCAAGAGCTTTGTGGAAATGTCTGCCAGCAGCATGAAAGATTCAAAGCAGAGCTTATCAGAGCGCGTGAAGCAGGTATTCAGTTGATTATCCTATGTGAACATGGATCAGATATTAAATCGGTTGGTGATGTATATTTCTGGGAGAACCCAAGGAAACACAAAGTTATCTGGAGGACGGTAAACGGCAAAAAAGTAAAGACTGTAATCTCTGACAAGGCTGTTGATGGCTGCCAGTTGTATAAATCTCTCTGCACAATCAGAGATAGATACGGAGTCCGATTTGAATTCTGCACGAAAGAAGAAACTGGGCGGCGGATCGTGGAGCTGCTGTCATGACTAAGGAAGAAATCAAACAGTCAGTAAAAATGCCAGAAATTCTCTCCAGGTACGGGCTAAGGCCGAATAGAGCAGGATTTATATGTTGCCCTTTTCACAAGGAAAAGTCAGCATCCTGCAAAATCTACGATGATTCCTTTTACTGTTTCGGCTGTGGAACCGGTGGCGATGTGTTTGACTTCGTGATGCAATACGAATCCATCCCTTTTAGCACTGCATTTATTGAGCTGGGCGGTACTTATATTTCAAAAAAAGGCAAAAGTCGTAACCAGATCAGGCATGAAGTGCGAGATATCAAAGCAAAAAGATACAATCCCGTTCAGGATCATAGTGAACTTGAACAGATAGAAAAGAACATACTTATGTACGAAACAGCACTAAAAACGTTCCCTCCTGATTCAGAAGAGTGGTATATGTGCCAATTTAATCTCGAGAAAGAAAAAAGCAGATATGAATTGCTGTCTGTTAAGTCAGGAGGTGAGAAAAATTCTTGAAAATATTGAAAATTTACAGGCACAAGACTTTATGGAGAAGCAGTTGTATGAAGAGCTTTTTGCGATAAAAAGTAAAATCGACCGCTCAGAAATCAAATTCAAACTGATGGACCGGGCGAAAAGTGTGAAAGCGAAGCACATAGCAGAAGAGTTCATAAAGGAATTTCAGAAAGTAGAGCAGGAAAAGGAAAAAGAAGAAAAAACAAATCGTTCCATGCAGCTGGTTGAAAACATCACAAACTTTTATCCTGATTCTGTTGATAAGGAATATCCTAACATGGCTTGTGGCAGCTGGATAGCTACAGAGAACGGAATATTTTCCTCTGAAACATCTAAGGCGAGAGAACTTGTATGCCACCACCCGATCATGCCGATACGTCGACTGAAAAACATTGAAACAGGTGAAGAACAGATCACGGTGGCTTTTAAAAGGGACGGATATTGGACGGAAATAACTGTTCCAAAAATTGATATTGTGACTTCCAGAGCAATAACTAATCTTGCAAGGTTCGGCGTACAAGTCAACTCAGAAAATGCAAGGCTTCTTGTGAAGTATCTGGCGGACGTTGAAATGTACAACGCCGATATGATCGACATACAGCACTCTACAAGCAAACTGGGGTGGCATGGTAATACATTTGTCCCTTACGACCTTTCAATCGTTTTTGACGGTGAATACCGCTTTAAAACACTATTTCAAAGTATACAGGAAAGTGGAGACTACTTCAAGTGGGTGACTCTGGCTAAGCAACTGCGGTCATGTGGACGATTAGAACCGCGAATAGCACTGGCAGCATCTTTTGCAAGTGTGCTTGTGCAGCCGCTTGACGCACTGCCGTTCATCGTAGACTTCTACGGACAGACAGGCGGTGGAAAGACAGTAACAATCAATATAGCGGCATCGGTTTGGGGAAACCCGGCACCGGGAGCTTACATTGGAAACTTTCGGTCAACAGATACATCATTGGAGACCAGGGCAGATATGCTCAATAACTTTCCGATGATTCTGGATGATTCAAAGAACGCTTCTCAGTATATCCGGGATAACTACGAAACGCTTATATATAACCTTTGCTCCGGTAAAGGAAAAGCACGTTCAAATAAGGACCTCGGAGCAGCTAAGGAGAATACATGGAGCAATGTGACCATTTGCAATGGTGAGAACCCTATTTCGGAATTTGCAGATTCTGGCGGAGCAATTAATAGAATCATTGAGATTGAGTGCTGTGAGGATATTTATGAGAATCCAGCAGAGATCAACAGCGTTGTCACGAAGAACTATGGCTTTGCTGGAAGAGTATTTGTCGGGAACCTCAAACAGTTCACATCGGACGATCTGAAAGAAATGAAAGCCAAAATTGAGAAAGGTTTTGACGGATATGACTTTCCAGCTAAACAGGTAATGGCTATATCTACGCTTCTGATAGCTGACAAATTAGCTACGGATTTCATATTTAAAGATGGGCGTGAGCTGACAGTCGAGGACGTTGTAGACATACCTACACGTAAAAAAGACGTATCTGAGGGGCAGAGGTGTTATGAATTCATTCTTGAAAGTCTCTCAGTATACGGGCAGCACTTTGATGCACAATTCAGTTGCGATCAGTGGGGATTTAAGGAAACGCCAGATGAGTATGGAGACGTATATGTATATTTTTATCCGAAGCCTCTTGAAAACCTTTTGAAGAACAATGGATTTTCCAGAAAAGCTTTCTCAGCTTGGGCGATTAATCGAGAACTAATTAAGCATACAGGAAAGAGAGATACGGTATTAAAAAGAGACGGGGGAAGTGTGATGAGGCTTATCGCAGTGAAGGTCATTAACATAAAGGACCTTGAGAATGAGAAAGAAAGTGGATCAGTTGAAGCTGATTTCGCACCCACCAACGAAGGAGCGAATGTTCCGTTTTCATAATTTGTAACCATGTAACCGTTGTAACACGAAAAAAAACGTCCTATAGGAGAAAGTTTGAGAGTGTATAAAAAACATATACTCTAGTGATTCTCCTATATGAAAACCTTGGTTACATTGGTTACACGGTTACATACCTCTGAAACCCGCATAAAATAAGGGTTTTTGGCGTAACCAATAGGTCGAAAAAGTCGGTTACACGTTGGTTACAAAATTAAAAAGCATATACAATTAGATTTATTATAGCAAAATTAATTGAATATTACAAAAATATTTAGTTGACATAATTATTACAAGGAGTGGTTACAAAATGAAAAAAGACGATCTCAATAAAAAGCAGAGATATGCATTAGATACGATGCTGTCTGGCAGCAATGTTTTTCTGACAGGTGACGCAGGAACAGGCAAGACAACGGTTATTCAAACGTTCATCGATGAGGCGGAAAAAGCTGGTAAAAATGTTCTGGTATCCGCCACTACTGGAATTGCAGCGGACAATATCGGATATGGGGCAACTACCGTACACCGGGCATTGAATATTTCAATTAAATTTGAGGACTATAAGAAAAAGGTGAAATCCAGAGCTGAACTTCTGAAAGAAGCAGATGTTCTTATCATTGATGAAATCAGCATGTGCCGGTTCGATTTGTTCAATATGATTGCAAAGACGATCATCACGGAGAATGAAGAGAGAGCAGTTGACAGACTTCTAATCGGAGAGGACAAAGAAGACATTCAGTTAATCGTGATAGGCGATTTCTACCAGCTTCCCCCAGTTATCACGACAGATGACCGCAAAATTCTCTGCCGGATGTATGGATCTGATTATGGAAAGGGCGGAAAGTACGAACACGGATATGCCTTCATGTCTGAATACTGGAAAGATATGTCATTCGAATATATTAAGCTTGATGAAGTATGCAGGCAGAATGATGAGGGATTTAAGTATGTGCTGAATGATATTAAATATGGCAACAATATTAGAAAATCCATTGCATATCTGGAGAACAACGAATCAGACAAGGTTATACCGGAAGCACCGTTCTTGGTTGGCACTAATGCAGAAGCTGACAGAATTAACAATACTTTCCTTGGCAAGTTGGATAAAAAGACCGAAAAAGTGTTTCATGCAGCAGTTGACGGCGAGCTAACATCTGCCGATATTAAGAACATTGCATTTGCCAGAGAGGACTTAATTCTTAACATCGGTGCAAAAGTGATGATTACAGTCAATGATCTGTCTGGAAACTACGTTAATGGAACGATTGGCATCATTCAGAAAATTGTGGAAAACGGAGAATTTGAAGAATCTTATCTGGTTATCAAGACTGATAAGGGCAAAACAGTTAGCTTGTACAGATACAGCAAAGACATTGAGAAACAGGTTATTGAGGAATCTGAACAGGAAAAAGACGGTCAGAAAATCGTAAAAGAGAAGATTGTCCGCAAAAAAGTAGGTTCTTTCTCTCAGTTCCCAGTGAAACTTGCCTGGGCGATCAGTATTCATAAATCACAGGGACAGACATTCGAGAAAATCAACATTGATCCTTGCTGTTGGGATCCTGGGCAGTTCTATGTGGCTGTTTCCCGGGCAAAATCCGCTAATGGTATACATTTTATCAGACCGATAAAACAAAGCTATATTAAGGCGTTTAGTAAGGATAACGAGCGACTTCTTGAACAGAGTTTTGAGGTAGAAGAAGGTGTATAAGTATGAGAGTGACACACGAGCAGATACCGAACACTATTAAGTTCTTGCAGATTGACTTCCCGGCACTGGTTCTCCAGACTGCCGGAATCGAAGAAAATGATGAATACTGGCAGCAGGTGACAGAACAGATTCATATCATGTCAGAAAAATATCGAAAAAACGGGTTTGTAGATCATATGCTATTGGCTTATGCGGACTATCTCGAAAAAATGTTTAAAAGAGCGCAGAAGATGAAAGAGGAGCGTGAGAAAAATGTACAAACAGAAGTATAAAGAAGGTCAGCAGATCCATAAAAACATATATCTGTACATCTGCCGGTATGTCAAAAAACATCGGTACGCACCGTCTTACAAAGAGATTGCTGACGGCGTCGGCGTATCAAATGCCACAGTGCTTCGCCACATGGACATGCTGCGGACAGATGGACTAATCGAAACAGATCACCCGAAGACACCGAGAGCGTTCCGGCTGACAGGATATGAGTTCGTAGCAAGGAGGAAGAAGCATGAAACTGTATGAGCTGTTCAAAGGTACTGAATACGTTGGAGAGTTCACCCTTGACGAGATCGCAAGTATCACAGGAGCGCATCGGAGCGCACTACTCAACAGCGTGGCGCGCGGCGTTCTCGTAAATGACTTGTGGGACGTCTCTCCGGCTTACGATCGGACTTTAAACCGGAATGACGACAGTTCATTGCTTAAGCAGTTTGAAGCTGTTACAGGGCAAATCAGGAGGTGCGTGAAGCGTGAGCAGTAAACTTAAAGCAAAGCCACGAAAGCAGAGACTTCCTCTAGCTCAGCCCAATCAGGCAGCACAGGCATTTGGGCGAGCAATGATTAACTGCCATAGTCAGATTAAAAGTATGGAGAAAGAAGCTTACGAAAACGGATTCAACGATGGGGAAGATTGGGCTGATACGATTAATGTCGTTACGACCATGATGGCCCTGAGACGTTTATATGGCTTTTCTACGAAACGTTTACTCACAGTCATGCAGACTGCTAACGAGTACGTTAAAATGGCAAATAGGGGCGAAATGAGCGTCCTGAGCATGATGCAGGACATTGAGGAGAACACAGATGTAATATTTGATGAGATGAATAAGAATCTGGTTAAGAAGATGGGAGTTTAAAGCCATGTGCCAACTGCACAATAGCGTGTCAGTTGCTTACATGGGGAAAGTGAGGATGGAAAATGGATAAATTAAAACCATTAAAACCTTGTCCGTTTTGCGGAGGAAAAGCAGAAGTGTTAATCAACGAATACAGTGATTCAAGTAAAGAATATCTTGTAGCTTGCACAGAATGTGACGGAATGGTGGAACGTTGGAGAAAAACGGAGAAAGAAGCGATAGAGCAGTGGAACAGGAGGACTAAATGGGAAAATGTAAATTAGAATGTCCGGACGGTGAAACACAGTGCTGCATCTGCTGCGATAAGCAAGGCGGTTGCGATAACCGGTGTGATATGATGGATAGCTACGAATATGCAGAAGATTGCGAAGATTATGTTAAGGAGGGCGGAGCATGATTACATTCGCATTAGGATTTACTCTTGGAACCATATTCGGAGTGGCTGGTCTTGTATGTGTGGCGATCATGTACGACAAGCACCACCCAGACGAATAGAAAGGAGAACGGTATGCTGACAAGGAATAAAAAACTGAAAGACTACGGTATTCCGGCAGAGGATATTGAAAAACTGAATACGATGCTGAAAGACTTCCCGGCAAAGTACGGATACCTGCTTACCAGCGCCGCCTTGTCAGCTTGCCCGAAGAACACGGTGATAGCGGATATGGTTATTGAAAATATCCTACACCGGAAAAGCTACAGGAAAATCAGCAAAGAAAGATATATCCCGATGAATCCGAAAGACTTCTACGGATACAGACGCAAGACCGTCGCTGTACTGTATGAGAGAATGCGGTTATTGGGAGTGTGGGAGGAATAAAATATGAGCAGACTAATTGATGCGGACGACTTAATTGAATATATTAAAATATGGGATATTGGAAATAGCATTAGTTCTGACCAGAAAGAGTTTATTGATTGTGTCAACAGGCAGTTTACAGCTTTTAATGTGGACAAGGTTGTGGAGCAGATTGAACACAGAAGAGCAAATTTTGATTGTAAATTATGCAAATACAATGATGATGAAAAAACAATATGTAGTGAAGATTGTTCTGATGCACTTATTGATGATTTAATCAAAATTGTGAAGGAGGGTGGATTGAATGAGAGAAATTCTTTTCAAGGCAAAGCGGATTGATAACGGCGAATGGGCCGGAACCAGTGTATTGATGAGATTCAAGAGGTGAAGTAGATGGAGAGATTAACAGAAAGATACGATATTGCACCAGATATAACCCCACAGCTCGCCATATCAGCATTCACAGTACTACATCAATATTGCAACTCAATCAGTCCACATAACTGCATCAGATGCACATTTTACGAACATTGCCCGGAGTGCTTCATGGGGTGTCCGGGAGATCAGGGCGAGACGATCAGGAAATTACAAAGCAATGAATAAAATTAGAGAGCTGGTATTTACCGGCTCTTTTTTAGCATAAAATTCCTCAAACATGTACCACAACTTTTCTGCTGACCTGTGATAAAATATACTCAGAAGTATTACTATGCGATTTTATAGCTTAATTCAGAAAGGATATGATTGGATGTTGATAAGATGGCAAACGAGAAAAATTTAATACCGAATTCTGAACGAACTCCGAGCGAACTCCGAGAAATAACTAAAAAAGGCGGTATTAAGTCGGGAGAAGTACGCCGTCAAAAAAAGACCCTTTCTGAATTAGCAAAGATGATAGCCGAGAACCCTGCCCCGACTGCTGCAAAGAAGAAGCTCACAAAGATGGGTATATCTGATGAGGACGCGAACAACAACGCCTGTATTGTAGCTGCTGTATACGATAAAGCTATCAAAGGGAACATGCAGGCAGTGGACAAATGGGAACAGTTAGTAGCCGTATCAAAATCAGACGAAAGCAAATATGAACTTCCTGCCAGAGTGCTCGGCAAGGCATTCGTGGATATTAACCGACAGATTAAGCCCAACATTGAATATGTATTCGAGGGCGGCCGAGGCGGTCTGAAATCTTCATTCGTAGCTTTTAAAATTGTTGAGCTTATCAAGAATAATCCTCAGATGCACGCCTGCATTACAAGACAGGTGGCCGGTACTCTGAAAGATTCTGTATACGCTAACATGAAATGGGCTATCAACGAACTTGGACTGATGGAAGAATTTGAATGTAAGGTGTCACCACTTGAGATCAAGTATATTAAAACAGGACAGACAATATACTTCCGTGGTCTGGACGATGAAACCAAGCTGAAGTCTATTAAACCGGAATTTGGATATATCGGAATCCTCTGGAAAGAAGAAAAAGATCAAATGAAGGGAGATGCTCAGGAACGTTCTGTTAATCAGTCAGTGCTTCGTGGTGGTGACGAGTCCTATGATTTTTCATCGTATAACCCACCAAAATCAAAATCAAACTGGGTAAACAGGATTAAGCTCATACCTAACCCGAAAAGAGTTATTCATCATTCGAGCTATCTGGAAGCCCCGGCGGAGTGGCTCGGACAGAAGTTTATTGACGATGCAGCGCATCTGAAAGAAATCAATCCAGAAGCCTATGAGCATGAATACTTAGGTGTTCCAAATGGTGACGGCGGGAACGTATTTGAATATCTGGAGATTAGAGATATCACAGACGAAGAAATCAGTCGCATGGACAAAATATTTCAGGGGTGTGACTGGGGATTTTTCCCTGATCCGTATGCTTTTATTCGTTTGTATTACAATCATAATACTGAAAAGATATATCTCATTGATGAAATTTACGAAAATAAATGGAGCAATAGGAAATCAGCAGATGAGATTCTAAAAAGAAAATACGATGATTATACTATTACTTGCGATTCTGCCGAACCTAAATCAATTAATGATTATAGAGACTTTGGACTTCCAGCAAGGGGCGCGATAAAAGGGCCTGGAAGTGTGGAGTATTCGATGAAATGGCTTCAGACAAGAACTATTGTTATTGACCCTAAGAGAACGCCAAACGCTTACAAAGAGTTTTCAGAGTATGAATATGAAAGAGACAAAGATGGAAACGTTATAAGTGGATATTCTGACGAGAACAATCATTTAGTCGATGCTTGCAGATACGCAACAGAATCATTGTGGAGAAGAAGGGGTAACAATGCATAATGGGACTTATAACAACACTGAAAAGGTGGTTTAACATGATTTTCAAAAAACAAGCCGAAGAGGATTTTAACATCCAGGCGGCAGAATTTCCAGAAATGGAAACACTGATCAACCGGTGCGCGAACATCTACAGGGGTGCGCCGGAATGGTTAGATGATAAGAATAATATCAAGACGATTAATTTTGCGAAATCCGTCTGCTCAGAGACAGCCCGGCTCGCAACATTGGCGATTGGCATCCAGATTGATGGTTCCGCAAGGGCTACGTGGTTACAGGAGCAGATTGATAAAGTGTATTTCCAGATTCGTCACTGGGTAGAATATGGTTGTGCTTACGGAACGGTGTTCATTAAGCCAAACGGTGAGAGCCTTGACGTATTTACTCCAGCAGATGTGATGATTGTAGATTACGACAATCAGGAAATCAAAGGTATTATATTCAAGGATTCTTATACTGTTGGACGGAAATACTATACACGGCTTGAGTATCACAGATTTGTTGAAACTACCGTGGACGGAGTAACAACTTATCCGTATTATGTATCAAATAGGGCTTATGTGTCAAAATCCCCTCAGAGTATCGGAGATAAGATTGACCTTAAGCAGACCAAGTGGGCTGACCTCATGGCAGATACACCGCCAATTCTCAAGGCAAACGGGGAGAAGCTGGACGGCCCTCTGTATGGAGTGCTGCGGACTCCACAGGCGAACAATGTAGATATCAGCACGCCACTTGGACTTCCGATATTTGCCGAAGCCATTGAAGAGTTAAAAGACCTCGACATTGCATACAGCCGAAATGCCGGAGAAATTTTCGATTCTCAGAAGATTGTTCTGGCAGATGATAGACTGCTGATGCCAAGCGGTACGCCTGTAGCAGCTATGTCACCACAGGGTATGGAGAACAGACGGAATGAGATGAGCTTACCGCACTTTGTCAAGAATGTATTCGGACAGGATGAAAAAGAGTTCTATCAAGAAATCAATCCGCAGCTCAACACGGATACCCGTATAAGCGGCATAAATGCCCTTTTAAGCCAGTTAGGGTACAAAATTGGATTCTCCAACGGGTATTTCGTATTCAACGAATCTAGTGGTATTCAGACGGCTACAGGAGTAGAAGCAGAACAGCAGAGGACAGTTCAGTTCATCAAGGACGTTCGAGACAAACTGGAATCCTGTCTGGATGAAGTTATTTACGCATTGAATGTTTATGCTGATTTGTACGGACTTGCACCTGTCGGAGCTTATGAGGTCAATTATGATTTTGGAGATATTCTCTATGTCAGAGAAAACGACCGTGCAAGGTGGTGGCAGTATGTGACCACTGGCAAGGTTCCGGCATGGCTGTATTTCGTGAAGTTTGAAGGAATGACGAAAGACGAGGCGGTATCAATGACAAAAGAAGCAGAAAAAACACAAGCAAAAGGATTATTTGATGATGAATAAAAAAGAGGGATTTATTTTCCCTCTGAATTAGATTTTAAATAATCGGATATTAATTTTTCAAGAATAGATGCTACGGAACACTTTTCTTTAATTGCAAGAATTTTAATTTGTTCCAATAAATCTTCATCTATGGTAGTCGTAAATTTAATTTTGCTCATTATGGCACCTCCTTTAATATGAATATACCATAAATACGTATAGACGTAAAGAATAAATAATGTTATAATATACGTAAATAAGTATATACGTATAAAGGAGAACATGATATGAAAAATCAGATAAGATTGCATCTTGAGGGTGAAAGATATGGAAAACTTGTAGTTATGGAAGAAGCCGAACCAATTTATAGTAAAACAGGTAAAATGATTCGGAGGTGGAAATGCAAATGCGATTGTGGAAATATTACAATCGTTAGGCATGGAGATTTAAGAAATGGAAGTACTGTAAGCTGCGGATGTTATAATTATGAAAAAGAATCAGTTGTAAAAACGCATGGATATTCAAGGACAAAGTTGTACAATGTTTATACAAAAATGAAGGGGAGATGTAATAACCCAAAAGACAAAGCTTATATTTATTACGGTGGGCGAGGAATAAAAGTTTGTGAAGAATGGCAAAAAGAACCGCAAGCATTTATACAATGGGCACTGAACAATGGATATAAGGAAGGACTGTCCATAGATCGAATAAATGTGAATGGAAACTATGAACCAGATAACTGCCGTTGGACTGATAGTGAAACTCAGTGTTTGAATCAGAGGATAAGAAAAGATAATAAAACAGGATACAAGGGAATTTATTATAGCGAGGGAGTGTATAGAGTGCAAATTAGAAGAAACAAGAAGAGATATTACTTTGGATCGTATAAAACATTACCTGAAGCAGTAAAAGTATTAGAAGAAGCGAAAGCAATGGTTGAAGAAGCTCAGCCAGACGAGCCAAAACTGTTTGGAGATGAATAGTTATGTTAAGCCCAGAATATTTGCGAAGAATCACAGAGGGCAGTGAGCAAATTGCAGAAGAACTGCATCAGTATATCATCTCTCAGATCGTGTCTCGAATGATGGCAAGAATCGGCAGAGGTGAGGATTATATTCTGACCAATGCCGATGCGTGGAGAATCAGAATGCTACAGGAATCTGGCAAATTGCTAGAGGACATTCTAGCGGAACTATCCAAATACACTAAACGTGAACAACAGGAGCTTCTTGAAGCGTTTGAAGATGCCGGAATCACTGCAATGAACTATGATGATAAGGTATACAAGGCGGCAGGATTAAGCCCTGTACCGCTCGAACAGTCTCCGACAATGATAAGGCTCATGGAGCGTAATATGCTTGCGACTATGGGTGAGTGGAAGAATTTCACACGAACAACCGCAAGTGCCGCTCAGAGGCTATATATCGAGCAATGTGACCTTGCATATAATCATGTGATGACTGGGGCAGTTGGGTATACGCAAGCCATCAAAGAGGCAGTTAATAATGTTGTGAGTGATGGTGTTACCGTCATATATCCATCCGGTAGAAAAGACACGATTGAAACAGCAGTAGCACGCTCTGTCAGAACTGGCGTGGCGCAGGCTACGGGAGATATATCTCTAAAACGCATGGAAGAAATGGACTGGGATTTAGTTCTGGTCAGTGCACACATGGGAGCCAGAACGGGTGATGGCGGTGAGAATCCCGGAAACCACTCATGGTGGCAAGGAAAGATATACTCTCGCTCTGGAAAGAGTAAGAAATTTCCACCGTTTTCATTGACCGGATATGGGACAGCAAGCGGACTGTCAGGAGTCAACTGTCGGCATAGTTTCGGAGCCAGTGACGGGGAATTTAATCCTTATGCGGAATTGTCAGCACAGGACAAAGCCAACAAGGGAAAGCAGTATGAAAAAGAGCAACGACAACGCACTTATGAGCGAAGAATCCGCAAAACGAAGCGTGAAGTTCTTGGATTACAAGCAGGAGTCGACAATGCACCGAATGAAAAAGCAAAATTCGCACTCCAGCAAGACCTTGACCGGAAGTCTTTTCTTCTCCAAAAACAAAATGCCGCATACAAGGATTACTGCAAGCAGAACGGCCTGAGGGAACTACAAGACCGGCTCATGATTGCTAAATGGAACCGCCAGAACGCCGCAAAAGCCAGAGGAGCGGCAAGACGATATAAAACAGCAAAGGGGATTGACTGATGGATAGATGGGAATATTACAATCCTAATCCTATTAAGGGTAAGAGAACCGGAGATTGTGCTGTCCGGGCAATATGTAAAGCAACCGGGTTCGACTGGGAAACGGTATTCGCTGGATTAATGATACAGGCGTGTGCTCTGTCAGATATGCCAAGTGCAAATTATGTCTGGGGAGCGTATCTGTATAAGCATGGATACAGACGCAAGCTGATTGAACAATCAGAGCGATATATCTATACAGTCAACGACTTCTGTACAGACCATCCGACAGGCACATACATTCTCTGCATAGATGGTCATGTGGTGACAGTGCAAGATGGCAAATATTTTGACACATGGGATTCCGGTAATGAGATTCCAGTATATTACTGGGAAAAGGAGTAGCTAAATGAGCATATCAGAATTTGTACAGATTTTCCTCTCTATCTGTGGAGGGGTGTCCATTGTCGGAGGGGCGGCAGCCGTAATCTTTAAGTGGATTACACCGGCGTTCAGACTTAATAAGCGAGTAGAGACACTGGAAGAACATGACAAGCGAGATTATGAAAGTCTTCAGAGAATTGCAGAACGTGACTCATTAATCCTGGAAGTGTTATCGACTATGCTGGATAGCCAAATCAGTGGGAACAATGTCGAGGAGTTAAAAAAAACAAAACAGAAACTCACGGAGTATCTTGCACAGAATCAGCGTTAATTGCATTAATAAGGGGTATGCTCATGAAATTATATGTGTTCACTAAGAAAGATATAGATAGATTTTTGACAGAGTGTAATTTCACGCCGGACGAAGAAAAGCTATTCCGACTGAGATGCAAGGAATATACGCTCGAATACTGCGCTGAGCAAATGAATGTGAGCATATCCACGGCGAAACGGTTGAGCCGGAGAGTAAATAATAAAATAATTAAAGTATGCTGATACGATAAAAGCCCCGGATCTTATCCAAGGGCTTTTTTTCTTTTCCACAATGGGGCTATTAATTTCGGGTATTAGCTTAATAGCTAACAGTCTAATTTTACATTCAGGCGTTTTCCACCTGTTCCACGATGGATCTATTAATTATTCCGTTAGTCAATAACTAACACTCTAATTTTACATTCGTCAAAAATGACGTTATAAATATAATAATCTAATTATAATCAGCTGTCAATAATCACATTAAAAACACCGGGTTTCCGCAGCTGTCAATTTCGGCTGTGACTTCTTGCCCTGCGTCAAGATACACTGTTTTTACATCTTCAAAAATTCGCCGTTCTCTGTCTACCGTATATTTTTTGTGCAGTGCGTAAACGGTGCCGGAGATTCCCGGAAGTACCGGTGCATAAGCTGGCAAACTCAGCACCACTTTTTTCGGTGACAAAATGTCAACAACTTCGATCTTGTCAATTCTCAACAAATCCTCATGCCGGCCCAGGTTTGGAAACCGTCTCGGATACTTCAACATTTTATAAATTATGTCAACTTCCTTTTCGCTTTTTGGCTGAACGTGTAAACGCAAATTCAAATCTGCGACAAAATCAACTAAAACCGGCGTATTAACCCAGCCTGTAAACCCTGGGCCGTTTTTCACTCGGACGGGAAAACGCTTTTTAAATTCTTCCGTTTCTGATCCGGCATAAGCTCCGCCCTTCCAGCGTTTTGTAAACTCCTGTTCGTTCATCGTTCCATTTCCGGCTATTGATATATTTATGTCGTGCCAGCTGCTCCACCGGCACAAAAAATGGATCATCCCGGCAACTGTAGAAAAAGGCGGCAATGGGTACGTATATATCCTTTTCCCGGCGTGCGAAAAAGGCGTTGCGAAAACGCCCTTTTCCATGTATCCCTCTATTAACACTGTCTTCATGGCTCTTCGGCCTCGCATCTGAAGCCGAAAAGGATATCTTCGTAAAGCTGATCGGGAATTTCCTCTTCCATCAGTGGCTTTCGGTTTTCGGTTCTAAGCTCTTCGTCAAGACTTGCGTCGATATCTCTGAGAGCCTTTTCCCTACTGAAGCCCATTTTTACAACTTCGTTTAAAAGATTGATTGTTTTTTTCATGTCTTTTTCCTTTCTTTGTGGTATAATATTATTGTCGCTTACAGAGGATGTTCTGTAAGTGGAGCGACCAACAATTCCGGTCGCCGAGGGTTGAAACAATAATTTTAAGTGTAAAGAGCTGATTTCCGGCTCTTTATTCTTTTGCATTTTTCCCGTCCCCGTAACATTTATAAAACGCCACTGTAAGCTCCGCCAGTTCCTGCGGCGTAAGCTTTTCTTTTAAGCTGTCCGGGATACGGCTGTAGTTGGCCGCAAAAGTATCACGACACTTTCCTATCTTGCAGGCTTTTTTGACCTGCTCGAGCTTGTACATTTCTCCAAGCTCTTCTACGGTGATTCCACCGTTTTTAACTTCTTCCCGTCCTTCTTTTGTCAAGATGGACATTGCTTCTTTCTTGCTAACAACTCCGATTCCGTTGATTCTCATTTCTTTCCCCTCCTTGTTCTATTCTTCAAATCCCGGATACGGCTTGAAAGTTTCAGCCCATTGTGCCTCGTCTTCTTCCGTCCACTCCGGCTCCTCTTCCGGCTCAACCTCGTAGGAACATCCGGCAGCGTCCTCAAAGATGTTATCTTCGTATTCGGTCATCCACTGACCGTCTACAAGGCAATCATATCCGGTTGCGTGGATGAATCCAACGCCGTCCTCGAAACGATCGAACGGCATGTTTTTAAGTTGTACCCTTCTTGTAGCTTTTCCAGCCTCTGTATTTTTCATTTCACCCCTCCTGATCCGCCCCGCCCTGGGGACTTGTGCTTTCTTCTTTAACTGTCTTTATTATACGTCTATGTGCGTTATATGTCAAGCGTATATGTGCGTTATTTTTATTTTTTTTCTAGTCTGTCGAGTTCTGACAGAACAACATCCCGGATAAAGGCACTGTTGCTCTTGCCGAGGTCGAGCTTTTCAATCCTCTCTTTAGTTCCTCTTGGGAAAACAATGTTTAGTCTATAGTTATTGTTTTCATACTTCCTTACCGCTCTTTTCTGCGCTTCTGTTGTCATGTTAATTCCTCCTTTTTCTTCAATTATAAATCTATGTGCGTTATTGCACAATACTTTTATGATACTTTTTTGAACTTTTTAGATTGATACATCTATGCAAAAATATAGTTATAGAAAGTCATAGAGCAAGTTATAGGAGGCGTGAATATGGCATTATATAACAATCCTTATCAATACAGTTTTGGTGTTCCGGGACAGATGAATCAGTTCCAGCAACAGCCTGCCCAGATGCCGGCTCAACCAGTACAGCAACCCCAACAGAATAATAATGGTATCCTGTGGGTGTCTGGCGAAGTAGGCGCAAAATCCTATCTGGTAGCACCCGGGACAAGTGTTTTACTGATGGATTCAGAGGCAGAAAGGTTCTTTATAAAATCCACAGACGTTTCCGGTATGCCACAGCCATTACGGACGTTTGAGTATCATGAAATAGGCACTCAGATGCCACCTAAACAGCCTGCTCAGAACATGGACAGTAAATACGTCACACGACAGGAATACGACGATTTAAAGGGCAAATACGAAGCTATCATAAACCGATTAAATTCTTTTTCTGAACCTGTTAGGGTTAATACCGCACAGGAATCAGCAGTCAAGGGAGGAAATACAGATGAGTAATCCATTATTCAATGCCCTCGGTGGTGGGATGTCACAGGGGAACGGACCAATGCAGATGATACAGCAGTTTATGCAGTTTAAACAGAATTTTAAGGGAGATCCGAAGGAAGAAGTCCAGAAGATGTTACAGTCTGGGAAGATTTCCCAACAGCAACTTAATCAGGTTCAGCAGATGGCGGGACAATTCCAGCACATGTTGAAAGGAATGAAATAGTACATTACAATCTGGCCAGATTGATGTAAATACACAAAAAGGAGATTATATTATGGATGGAAATTATAGCTTAGCAGATATTGCCGCTGCTACTGGAAATGGTAGAAATAATGACGGCATGTTTGGCGGAGACGGTAGCTGGTGGATTATTGTCTTATTCATCTTTGCTTTCTTCGGATGGGGAAACAATGGATGGGGCAACAATGGCAATGGCGGTGGATATGCGGCCACAGCAGCTACTCAGGCAGACATTCAGAGAGGATTTGATAACTCCGCAGTAATCAGCAAACTTGACGGGATCAACAATGGACTCTGTGATGGATTCTATGCAGTGAACAACGGTATGCTTACCGGTTTTAACGGAATCAACACAAACATCATGCAGACTGGCTTTGGAATCCAGCAGGCAATCAATGCTGATACTGTAGCGAATATGCAGAACACCAACGCTTTACAGGCACAGCTTGCGAACTGCTGTTGTGAAACCAGAGAAGCTATCCAGAGCGTAAACTACAATATGGCACAGAATACCTGCGCATTGCAGAATACGATGAATAGCAACACGAGAGACATTATTGACAGCCAGAACGCTGGGACAAGAGCCATTCTTGATTATCTTTGCAATGAAAAGATTTCTTCTCTTCAGGCTGAGAACAATGATCTCAGACGCGCCGCTTCTCAGGATCGCCAGAGTGCACTTCTCACAACTGCAATGGCTTCACAGACACAGCAGCTCATTAATGCGATTAATCCAGCACCGATTCCGGCATATCAGGTTCCTAACCCGAACACATATTACGGATGTGGATGCGGATGCAACACCGGATGTAATTGCTGATAACTTCATATCGAGAGTATCTTTCGATTGATTCGAATGTCGGCTTATGCCGTTATTGCACAGAGGGGCAGGCTGAGACCTGTCCTTTTGTGATATGAAAGGAGTATTTTTATGGCAGAATTTACAAATGTGGCTGCTCAGACTGTAGCAGCAAATGGAAACGTAGTATTTTCAAACACAGCAGTTAAAGGTTCTAACTGCATTCAGCACAGAGAGGGAAGTGGAATTATTACGCTGAGAGGATTGACTAATCAGTGCAAAGCGAGATTCTTTGTGGATTTTTCTGGTAATATCGCAATCCCAACAGGTGGCACTGTCGGAGCTATCTCCCTGGCTATTGCAATCTCTGGCGAACCGGTTCTTTCTTCACAGATGATTTCCACACCGGCAGCAGTAGACCAGTATAATAATGTGTCTTCTGGTATCTATATTGACGTTCCTCGTGGATGCTGCGTTAATATCGCGGTAGAAAACACAAGCGGTCAGGCTATTTCTGTTGCGAACGCGAACATTGTTGTGACCAGAGAAGCGTAGGAGGTGTGATTATGAGAGATATTAAAGACTTATGCGCAAGAATTGAAGACGAGCTGTCCAAAATCGCTGACAATGGACTGACCACTGGAAATCTGGAAATGACATACAAACTGATTGATATGTACAAAGACATAAAGAATACGCAGTACTGGGATAAGAAAGTAGAGTACTACAACACTGTCCTTGATGAGATGCGTGGCGGATACAATGACGATTACAGTGAACGTGGAAGAAAGCGCGACAGCATGGGGAGATACAGCTCAAATGATGGCAGAATGATGCCGGATTACGACAGAGGTAGTTCTTATGCCAGACGTGGTGAGCATTATGTTAGAGGACATTACAGCCGTTCTGACGGACGAGATGCTTATGACGACTATATGACACAGAAACAGAGCTATCGTTCCGGCAAATCTGAGGACTGCAAAAGAAAGATGCTTGCTGCTCTGGAAGAACACCTGGACGAACTCACAACAGAAATGAGCGACATGTCCAAGGACGCAGAGTGCCGGGAAGAACGTGATCTTGTCAAGAGATACGTGGAAAAACTCCGGGATATGCTCTAATTGGCTAAAACATGTACCACAACTTTTGGAAAGGTTTGTGGTACAATGTATTTATGAGGAAGATTCGTAAGTGGTTTCCGCCACTTGACATAGACATTTTTCATTGATTCCTCCTTCCTCGGGTGCGTGTCCTTAATAGAAAATGCAGTGGCCGGATTGTCACATAAGATGCATGAGGTTGAAAAGCGGATGCAATTTCCGACACGTGCCATTACTGTCTATATGACTTGCTCGCTCGCATAGACAGTACGCACCTCCTTGTAAAAGGTAAATGGGCGGACAGGCGCCCGGAACAACTCGTGGCAGGCATGACACGTTAAACACCTTGCTAACCCGGGAATCCGGGTTGACGAAATGTAGCTCAGGTGGAAGAGCGGAGGACGCATAGTCCTTGACGTCGGTGGTTCGAGTCCACCCTTTTCGATTACCTTGCCAGTGGTCTAACTGGCTTAATCCATACCTGCGGCGGCAGGTCAATAAACACGACCAGGAGGATATGTATGCAGAAACTTATTGACACATTAAAATCATTTGGAATCGAGATCCCGGAGGACAAACAGGCAGATGTGAAGAAAGCACTCTCTGAGCATTATAAGAATGCGAAAGAAGTATCAAAAACTCTGTTAAAGGTCGAAGGAGAACGAGACAGCTGGAAAGAACGTGCTGAGACAGCAGAGGAAACCCTGAAAGGTTTTGACGGTATCGACCCGGCGAATGTTAAGACCGAGTTAGAGACTTGGAAGCAGAAAGCGGCAGATGCAGAAAAAGAGTTTAATGCAAAAATCTATGACCGTGATTTCTCAGATGCTCTGAAAGCAGCACTCGACGATGTTAAGTTTTCCAGTGAAGCGGCTAAGAAGTCTGTTATGGCAGACATCAAGGAAGCAGGATTGAAACTAAAAGACGGCAAAATCCTTGGACTGAACGACTTAATCGAACAGATGAAGCAGTCTGACGCGTCTGCTTTTGTGGATGAATCTCAGCAACAGGCTCAGCAGAATCAGGCGAGATTTACCACTCACGTTGGACAGCAGCAGACACCAGGAAGCATGACAAAGAAAGATATCGAGGCAATTAAAGACCCGTCCGAGAGACAGGCTGCAATTGCTCAGAATATCCAGTTATTCCAGTGATTTTTTTACACCGACTATACGACAGAGTATAGTCGCTAACCCAATACCTTAACAATTATGGGTAGAAAGGACTTTTTATATGACAGCAAAAGCTAATCTTATTATGACAAATGATATCCAGGTCACAGCACGCGAGATTGACTTCGTCACCAGATTCGAAAGAAACTGGCAGCACTTACGTGACATCCTGGGCATCATGAGACCTATCAAAAAACAGCCGGGTGCTGTACTCAAGTCCAAATACGCAGAGGGTACTTTACAGAGTGGAAATGTTGGTGAGGGCGAGGAAATCCCTTACAGCAAATTCGTTGTAAAAGAAAAGAACTATGCGGAAATGACTATCGAAAAGTACGCAAAGGCTGTATCTATCGAAGCAATCAAGGATCACGGTTATGAGAACGCTGTTCAGATGACCGATGATGAATTCCTTTTCCAGCTTCAGACTGACGTTACCAGCAGATTTTATGACTATCTGAAAACCGGTACACTTACTTCCACAGAAACCACATTCCAGATGGCTCTGGCAATGGCTAAAGGCCGTGTTGAGAACAAATTCAAACAGATGCACAGAAATGTGACTGGCGTTGTTGGATTTGTGAACATTCTGGACGTATATGAATACCTCGGAGCAGCTGAGATTACTATTCAGAACCAATTCGGCTTTCAATACATGAAAGACTTTATGGGATTTAATACAATCTTCCTGTTATCTGACAGTGAGATTCCAAGAGGACAGGTTATTGCAACTCCTGTTGAGAACATTGTTCTGTATTATGTAGACCCGAATGAATCTGACTTTGCGAGAGCAGGTCTGGTGTATACCGTATCTGGCGAAACAAACCTGATCGGATTCCACACTCAGGGTAACTACCACACAGCAGTTTCCGAAGCGTTTGCAGTTATGGGACTGACTCTTTTTGCAGAATACATTGACGCAATCGCAGTAATTACCATTGATGAGACACCAACACTTGGTACTCTGACAGTAAATTCCACGGCTGGAACAGCGAGTGGCGACACAAAAATTACCGTAAATCCGGCTAAGGAAAATGCCAACAATGTATATAAATACAAAGTTGCGGCAGACGCAGTAACTGTTGGATATGGGCAGAACCTCAGAAACTGGACTTCTTGGGATGGAAAAGCTGACATTAAGGCAGCAACCGGACAGAAGATCACAGTGGTTGAGTGTGATGGAACATACAAAGCACTGAATGCCGGAAGTACGAATGTAACAGCAAAATCATAAACGCAGGAGGTGACTGGCATGGCTTACGCAGATTATAAATTCTATACAGAATCATTCGGCAATGTCGTGCCAGAAACCGACTTTCCACGACTGGCAGAAAAAGCCAGTGATTTTGTGGACACAATGACGTTTGACAGGTTGGTGGACGGACTGCCGACAAATGAACGCTCACAGAAGCGCATCAAAAAGGCAGTCTGTTCATTGGCTGAATTAATGTATCAGATTGAGCTTGCTGAAAAGAATGCTACCAATGCCGCTGTGAGCGGTACGTCAACCGCAATCGGGTCCGGTGGTAGCACGACAGGCATTGTAACATCTGTGAGCTCTGGCAGTGAATCCATCTCTTACGCAACGCCTCAGCAGATTGGAGCGAGCGCAAAGGAATGGAGCGCGGTGTATGCCGCCGCCGGAGATGCGCAGAAAACGAACGACTTGCTTCTTAAGACAGCTTTACCGCTTCTGATGGGAGTAAGGACGGATGATGGAATACCAGTATTGTATGCAGGAGTGTGATTATATGGACATTTCAACATTAGGCTCATGTGTTTCTATCGTAGCAATATGCTATGTGGTAGGAATGGGCTGTAAAGCATCAAAAAGAATCTCTGATGAATGGATTCCAGTAATCATGGCGGTTATTGGCGGAATTCTCGGAGCGGTCGGGATGGGAGTTATCCCAGATTTCCCGGCAACAGATTATATCACAGCAGTTGCGGTCGGTATGTTTAACGGATTGTCGGCTACCGGAGTGAATCAGGTTATTAAACAGACAGTACAGAAAGAGTGATTTTATGGGTGGACGTGGCGGAAGTAGCGGCATTGGCTCCGGCGGAAGTAGCGGTTTCGACGTAACCAGAAATGGCGAAACAACGAGGTATTATTTCTCAAACAAAAACGGGCGGCACTACTATCAGGTTGGAATAGGTGGTGCGCCACAGCCTACTCCGCTGAATATATCTGCGAGTGAATTCAAAAAAAGAGCAGCATCCAACGGCGCTACTGTGAAAAATATCTCCGCGTCTGAGATGAGAAAAGATCGAAAAGCGTATAATGCTGATCGTAAGGCGACAAATACATTCTTAGACAGAGAAACAGCATCGAACAGGACGCTGTCCAGTGGTTCGAGAGCAGATGCAAAAGTCAACCGCGTAAACCGCCGCAGACGCAGACGGAGAAAATAGCATATGGCGGATAAGTTAACCAGTATGGCTTACGAAAATCTAAACCGCCGTATCTTCCCTGGCATTGGTGAATATGGCATACCGCAGATAGAACCTGAGACATTCGAGGGCAACTGCGAATTCGTTGGTTTCAATTACGCCAGAGGAAAATGTAGTAATCCAGAAGAGAAAGCTGTTCATTTCTTCTTAGATGATTACCAATTTGACGCACTATGGAGAAATCCAGACAGATATGCGGATAAGCTGAGCAAATTCCGGTACATTCTGACACCGGATTTCAGTACCTACACCGATTTCCCTAAAGTCATCCAGATATACAACCATTACCGCAAGCACTGGATAGGTGCATATCTGCAAGAATATGGTTGCCATGTGATTCCAACAATCTCATGGAGCACACCGGATTCTTACGATTGGTGTTTTGATGGAGAACCAGATGGCGGAACAGTGGCGGTATCTTCTGTTGGATGTATGAACAGTAAGGGCAAAAAGTACCTATTCTTATCTGGCTATAATGCCATGATCGAACGGTTACATCCGGAAAGCATTATCTTCTACGGTAAAGTACCAGAAGAATGTAAAGGTAATATTGTTAGAATTAAAGCATTTCACGACAGATTTTCAAAAGCAATATGTGAAGGATAGGAGGGTATCATGTACGAAAAAACGGTGACGATTTTTGATTATTACGAATCAGCCACGACAGGAGATGCGTACTGGTATCCTCATGTTTTATCCGACGTTGACCTTATTACGGACAAGGGAGCAATCCTCAAAAAGTACGGACCGGACGCAACCGACAACGCACAGTTACACGTTCGGTATACTGTCCAGAACAGCGACATAATCATTGCTGACAAGGACGGCAAGATTCTTCCATGGATGCCGCCTAAAGAGTGGAAACAGCAGATTAACAACGCTCTGGAAGATACTATCACATTCTCAGATGAATCGTTCTTCTGGGAGGGTGAGTGGACTGTCGGAACGGTAACTGATGGTGATTATCGGAATGGATTCTACCAGTATATGAACGAGAACAAGGATAACGTGTTTAAGATTACCAGTGTTGGCGGCCCATATACACTGATTCCACATTTTGAGATTCTGGGTAAGTAATATGAGTAAGATTCATCATTTTAAAGGGTTCTCCATAGTCGATGGAGATATGAAAATAAAGCTGAATATGGACAGATTTTCCAGACAGTATCAAGAAGCCCAGTATCTCCTTGACGGAATGGTTATGGACAGTATGGTACCGTTTATGCCGATGGTTACAGGAGACTTCATCAACCGGACAAGAATTGAGAGTACATCCTTGCAAGGAACTGGGAAAGTATGTGCGGCGGCGGCTCCTTACGGACGTTTTCTGTATGAGGGAAAAGGAATGGTTGACGAAGCAACCGGAAGTCCCTACGCAAGACGTGGAGCAAAGAAAGTCCTTGTCAGTCAGTTTTCTGGTCAGACAGCCGCAAAAGAGAATCTTGAATACACCAAACAGGCTCACCCACAGGCGCAGGCAAAGTGGTTCGATGCCGCTAAACGGCAATATGGTGATACTTGGATTCGCAAAGTAAAAGCACAGGCAGGAGGTGGCAGACATGGCAGATAAACCTATCGGAAAAGATGCAACTGGATACGAGATTCTGACAGATGCCATGAAAGCACTTCTGAACCAGTATCCGGGACTATATGAAAATGAAACAATCAAGTTTGAGGAACTTGGCAAGGAGTCCGGAATTGCGTTCTCGGCAGACAACGGGGCGCTGATCTATTCAGAAAAAGAAGATGTTTGCGGAACAATGCATCAGGTATGTCAGTATCCATTTTACGTGGTATACCGAACAGCATCTGACAAGGAAAGGCAGAAACTATCTGTTCAGAAGTTCCTTGACAATCTCGGTAAATGGATATGCCGAGAACCAGTTACCATAAATGGCTCTGAGACACGTTTAAATGCGTTTCCTGAGCTTTCTCAGGGGCGAGTGATAAAACGTATCACCCGTGATAATTCCTATGGTTTAGAGCCACAGGAAAGTGGTGTACAGGATTGGCTATTGCCATTGTCAGTACGCTATGAAAATACTTATGAAGTAATATAACAAGTAACAACCGGCTATCAATTGGAGATAGCCGCTAACCTACACAGCCTTTTAAAAGTTATAGGCAGAAAGGACATTTCTATGGCAGTTACAGGAAAAATTGACCGTAAATATATGGCTCATTATATCGACGCAGGTTCCCTCTGTGGAGGACTGACACCGAAATATGAGCGTCTTGGAAAGGATCTGGAAGAGTACAATGTAGAACTCAATCCGGATACCGAAACATCTAAAAACATTCTTGGAGAATCCACATTTAAGCATAACGGCTACGAAGTTTCTTCTGATGCTGATCCGTTCTATGCAGACACTACATCTGATCTGTTTGAAGCATTGCAGAAGATCGTAGACAACAGATACAAAGACGACAACCTCAAGACAAAAGCAGTTGAGGTCCATCTCTGGACAGAAGCTACGGCAGGCAAGTATGAAGCATATCAGCAGGACTGCTACGTTGTTCCGACCTCCTATGGCGGTGATACATCTGGCTATCAGATTCCATTTACCGTCAACTATACCGGCGAACGTGTAAAGGGAAAATTTGATATCAGCTCCGGTACATTCACAGCTGACAGCGAATAAGCACATATACAAGGAGGACATGCTGAATGGCAAAAGTAATTAATACCAAAATTGATGATGGAATTCTCATTTTTACATTTACCAACAACGAAGACGAAGTTTTTTCTTCTTTCAAGCTGAATCCGACGGACATCAATGTAGCAGCACGCGCAGAGGAACTGGCAGAATACTTTGAACAGCTCAAAGATTCTATTCAGAAAGTCACTTCTGGCAAAGAAATGGCTGAACTGAACAAACAGATCGAGGATAAAATCAACTACCTGCTCGGATACGAAGCATCAAAAGACCTGTTCAAGGAACCGATCACGGCAACCACTGTATTCGGAAATGGTCAGGTGTTTGCTTATATCGTACTTGATAAGATCGCAGAAGCAATCGCGCCAGAAATCGAAAAGAGGAAAAAGAAAATGCAAGCAGCGGTCAATAAGTATACGAAGAAGTATACAAAATGACCGCCTATGAGCTTCCCACCTCGCTTAACATAAGTGGGGTGGATTTTTCTATCAGAACCAATTTTCGAGCGATCATTGATATTCTCATAGCCATGAACGACCCAGAACTGGACGAACAAGCGAAAGCAGTTGTTATGCTACAGATTCTGTTCGAGGACTGGCAAAGTATACCGGCTGAGTGTCTGGACGAAGCTTGTCAAAAAGCATCTGATTTCATTGACTGTGGACAGTCGGACGATAATCCAAACCATCCAAAGCCCCGTTTAATGGACTGGGAACAGGATGGAGATATGATCGTTCCGGCTGTGAACAAAGTTGCCGGTAAAGAAATCAGAGCCGTACCGTATATGCACTGGTGGACGTTCTTTGGATATTTCATGGAATCCGGTGAATGTCTGTTCAACACAGTGGTTGGAATCCGCTCTAAAAAGGCAAAAGGTGAGCGGTTGGACAAATGGGAAAAGAAATTCTATCAAGAAAACAAGAACATCATTGATATAAAAACACGTCTCAGTGAAGAAGAGCAAGCGTACAAGGATGCGCTGAATGAGATGTTGAACCTCAAATAGTTAGGAGGTGGACACATGGCTGCTGATGGCTCAGTCATTATTGATACCAGAATGGATACAACCGGTGTCCGAAATGGCGTATCAGCTATAAAACAGTCATTTAACGGCCTTGGGAGTGCTGTAAAGAAAATCGGTCTGCTGATTGGCGGGGCGTTTGCTGTCGGCAAATTGGTACAGTTTGGGAAAGAGTGCGTGGAGCTTGGTTCCGACCTCGCAGAAGTACAGAACGTGGTCGATGTTACATTTACCACCATGTCGGATAAAGTCAATGAATTTGCAAAGAATGCCATGACTTCTGCTGGCCTATCTGAAACTATGGCAAAAAGGTATGTCGGCACGTTCGGCGCAATGTCCAAGTCGTTCGGATTCTCCGAAGCGCAGGCTTATGATATGTCAACGGCTCTAACGCAGCTGACTGGTGATGTAGCATCGTTCTATAACATTTCGCAAGACCTGGCTTATATAAAACTGAAGTCAGTTTTTACAGGAGAAACGGAAACACTTAAAGACTTGGGTGTTGTTATGACACAAAGCGCACTTGACCAGTACGCACTTGCAAACGGCTACGGCAAAACCACATCTGCTATGACTGAACAGGAGAAAGTAGCTCTCCGATTGGCTTTTGTGCAGAAGCAGTTATCAGCTGCATCTGGAGATTTCATTCGTACTTCAGGCAGCTGGGCGAACCAGGTGCGAGTGATGCAGTTACAGCTGCAATCTCTCAAGGCAACAGTCGGACAGGGACTGATTAATATTTTCACGCCTGTTCTGAAAGTAATTAATGTTCTGCTAGGCAAACTGGCAACACTGGCGAACGCTTTCAAGAGCTTCACGGAGCTTATCACTGGAAAGAAATCCTCCGGTCAGACAAGTGGAAGTGGAGCAGGTCTCACAGGCGATGCAAGCGGTGTGCAGGATACAGCAGACGCTTACGGACAGGCAGCAGACAATGCCGGTAAGCTAGCAGATTCTACGGAAGATGTAGCTGATGCCACAAAAGATGCGGCAAAAGCGGCGAAAGGGTACCTTAGTCCGCTTGATGAGATTAATCGGTATTCCACACAGGATACATCGTCAACAGCAAGTAAAGTCCCGTCCTCAGGAACAGGGTCAGGAGGAAGTCCTGGCGGTCTGGCTGGAGCTGTCGGAAATGTGGACTATGGAAAAGTAGCAGAGGGTGAAACTGCTCTGGATAAAATCAGCAAATCAGCTGAAAAGCTTGCGAAGCTCTTAAAAAAGCTCTGGAAACCATTTCAGGACGCTTGGAAAAAAGAGGGCAAGAACACCATTAGTGCGGCGCAGATAGCCTTGTCGGGAATCGCAAAGCTCGCTAAGAGTGTAGGCAGGAGCCTTGTAGAAGTCTGGACAAATGGCACAGGTACGACAATGCTTACAACCATGCTGAGGATTGCTCAGAATGTGCTTAAAACTATTGGAAATATTGCTTCCGGTTTTGCTGACGCATGGAACAAGAATAATGTCGGAACGCAGATTATCCAGAATATTGCAAATGCTCTTGTGGTAGTTATGCAGTTCATTGAGAGGATTGCCGCAGATACGGCGACATGGGCGGCGAACTTGGATTTCTATCCATTGTTGGAATCTATCAGTAATTTGACAAGTGCATTTGCACCAATTCTGGAATCCATTGGAAATGTACTTGAATGGATTTACAACAACATTGTCCTCCCGATGCTAAAATGGGTCATTGAGGTAGGGCTTCCGACAGTGATTAATCTGGTGTCAAAAGTAGCTACGTTTCTCGCCGATCATCAGTCGATCGTTGAAGCGTTCGGTGCGGCCCTGATCGGGGCGTTCGCAGCGGCGAAGATTGCAGGATTGGCGTCGATAATCATTAAAAACGTGTCTGGAATCGCTATGGCCGCAAAGGGGCTTATCTCGTTAATGACTGGTACAGGCGGCATCATGGGCGGTATCAAAGCCATTGCAACAGCTATCGGACCAGGTGGAGTCTTTGTTCTTGCAGTCGGCGCATGTATTGCGATTGGTGTATTACTGTACAAAAACTGGGACAAAATCAAAGAAATGGCTGGAAAGGTATGGGATTGGATTTCTAATAAAACAAGGCGTTTTGTTGAGGATATTGGGAATAAACTCAGAGGTCTAGCTACCAAAATGACGACCATTTGGGGGAACATAAAAGCCAGCGCGCATCAGAAATGGAATGCTATATGGTCTACTGTTAGTGGCTTTGCTGAAAGAATCAAGAACGCTATTGTTGATAAATTCACATCCGCCAAAAACACTGTAGTCGATGTATTTAACGGAATGAGAGATGCTATCAGGTCTGTTCTGAACAATATCATAAGTGTTGTAAATGGCGCTATCAGCAAAGTAAACGGAGTTGTTAGTGCGATTGAATCAGCATTCTCTTTCGGCCCATGGAAAGTGCCAACGCCATTCGGCTCAAAAACTATCGGGTTCAGAGCTACTTTTCCGCGAGTTCCAACAGTCCCGTATCTGGCAAAAGGAGCAGTCATTCCACCTCGAAGCGAGTTTCTTGCGGTCTTAGGAGACCAAAAACAGGGCAACAACATCGAGACGCCGGAATCTCTGCTCAGAAAAATCGTCCGGGAAGAAACAGCAGGACGACAGACTGGCGGCGGAAGTTACCGATTTACGGCACAGATCAACCGCAGGACACTGTTTGACGAGATGATGAAAGAAGCGCAGATGAGACGAGATACAAGCGGCAGAAACCCGTTTGAGATGGCATAGAAAGGAGAGTGTTATGGAAAAATATAAAATCAACGGAACGATAATTTGGCAGCCGGACAAAGGCCTTGCGCTCTCCTTCGCCACGACTTACACGGAATCCAGCCAGAGGACGCAATACGGTGTAGGTTACTTTACACCGATGTTTACCGTAGAACAGTATACGTACAAGGCTAGCGATCTCCCGATGGCAGAGGCAACCAAGATTTTGCAGATGGTGGCAAAAGGTTATAAATTTACGCTTCATTATTTCTCGCCATATTACGGAGTTTGGAGAGACGCTCCGTTCTACGTAGGGCAGACACAAAACATAGCTATCGGAGAATTATCAGATGACAGAAAAATACTATCATCGCTAGAATTTAACATGACGGGGGTGAATCCACTGTGATTAACGTAAGCAACGCATTTAGAGAAAAACTTGAAGCTGGTGAACCAGTCAGAATGGTAGTGGATATCACCTTTCCTGACGGGACGAAAAAGACCATTGACAAAGATGTCATGAACGGCGACAACGGGTTTTCCGACTGTGCAGATAGCAGCAGTTTTCCGGTCGGCGCTACTATCTGTAAAACGCTAACACTGAGCATCAATAACGATCAGGAACAGTGGAAGAGCTACAACTTTTACGGAGCTAAGATTCACGCTTATCTGAAGCTTCAGACGTCGTATGCAGCACCGGAATCTGTAAGCGCACTGTTAGATGAAAGTTATAACCCGATTCTGGACAGTACCGGTGATCCTATCATCGCAACACAGGCAGCTACAAAAGATATCATCGAAACTATAGATAAGGGAGTCTATACGGTCACTACGCCGGAACAGTACTCAGATATCATCAATGTTACGGCGCTGGATGATATGTATAAGGCAAATAAGACATATACCAGCGGATTAAAACTGCCGCAGTCGCTCATTAACCTTGTAAGAGATGCTTGTAAGACTGTCGGCATAGGCATGAATCTAACTATGGACCATGGCGATATTATAATAAGAAGCATTCCGGACAGTATGACGTTTCGCCAGTTGTTCGGGTACGCAGCTATGGTTGAGTCTGCAAATGCCCGGATTGATTATTCCGGGAATCTCCAGTTTGTAAAATGGGATTTTGGGAAAATGGAATCTGACAATGCCGCGACTGTGGATACAGATGGTTTTATTCATTTCGGCGATGCTAACCCGTCTATTGATACCGACGGTTTTGTTTCTCTGCCAGGATGGACTATTAACGCAGAGGGGTTCCTGGCTCTCACATCCGGCCCGGGTAGTGACGTTCAGAGATTGATGGCCTATGCGAACCCACCTGCGCTTTCCAGTGATGATATAGTCATAACTGGAATCAAGGTAACGAACGGGCAGTCAAACGACGATGCTAATACTGATTATTCCGGCATGTACGGAGAGGAAGGATACGTCCTTGAACTTGAGAACGAGCTGATTGACACAGACCAGCTTCAGACAGTAGCAAATATCGTCGGTGAACAGATTGTAGGGGCACGATTCCGGAATCTTGAAGGCGATCTGGTATACGACCCGCTCGTCGAGTTTGGCGACATGGTGTATACTTACGACCGGTTAGGGAACAAATACCTTACTCCTCTGACAGATGTATCAGGTAACGTGGGCGGCCTGACTACAGTTAAGACACAGGCTGATGATCCAATCAGAGGCAGCAGTGACTTTTACGGGAATAGCACGAAAGCTATAGTTGCGGCACGTCAGATGGTGCAAAAAGAAAAATCCGCAAGAGAAGAGGCTATACAGAGATTAGCTGAAACGCTTCGTTCTTCGAGCGGTCTGTATATGACGCAAGAGCCACAGCAGGATGGCAGTATTATATACTACATGCACAATAAGCCGACCATAAAAGAATCTAACATAATCTGGAAACTGACAGCAGAAGCGTTTGCCGTGTCGATTGATGGCGGAAAAACGTATCCTTACGGCTTTGCGGTGACTGGTGAATTAATAACCAGACTGCTCTATGCAGAGGGCATCAATGCTGATTATATCAACGCAGGAACACTTATCGTAAGAGATAAGCGTGGAAATGTGATATTTGAAGCGGACATGGACACTGGATCAGTTACTCTTGACGGAAGTTATGTGACGATCGGCGGTAAGCCACTTGATGAAAAGATTGAAGATGTTGAGAACATGGCATCCCTAGCCAGAAACATGACCATGCAGCTTGATAACGACTATCAGGGAATCCCGGTTGACAGTGACGGAAACTACACGGAGTTCCCGGAGTGTACCACGACAGCGACCGTCATGTACGGCACACAGGATATTACAGACAACTGTACGTACACGATTACGACGTCCCAGAACATACAGGGAAACTGGGATAAGGAAACTAAGACATACACTGTTACCGGGCTGACCGCAGACAGCGGATGGGTGAACATTAAGGCGGCATATCTGAATAACCTTGTCGTATCGAAACAGTTCTCGATCGCGAAACAGTACGCCGGACCGCAGGGAATCCCGGGCATTGGAATAGATGGAAAGACAACGTATCTGCATATCCAGTACGCACCGGTACAGAACCCGACAGCGGCACAGATGAGCAAGACGCCAAATAAGTATATCGGAACTTATACGGACTTTTCCGGCGTTGACAGTACAGACCCAAGCAAGTACACGTGGGCAAAATTCGAGGGCGACCAGGGCGCACAAGGACCGAAGGGAGCAGACGGAAAATCTTCTTACACGTGGATGAAGTACGCTACAAGACCGGATGGACTTGACATGTCAGACAACCCGGATTATGTACCGCTGTTAGACAGCGCTGGCAGTCCGATTCTGGACAGCGCCGGAGAGCAAATCTATACGGCGACACAGGCGACCTATATCGGCATCGCAACGAATAAGGACACGGCTACAGAAAGCACTAATCCGGCAGACTATACGTGGAGCCGGTTTCGTGGCGTTGATGGATATGACGGAAAAGACGGAGCAAACGGCATCCCAGGAAAAGACGGTAAGGACGGAAAGACACAGTACACGCACCTTGCTTATGCCAACAGTGCGGATGGAACGAAAGACTTTTCGGTATCTGACGGAAACCGTGAATATATCGGCATGTACGTGGACTTCGTGGAAGCCGACAGCACCGACCCGACGAAGTATACGTGGTCACTGATTAAGGGGGCAAACGGAGCGCAGGGCGTGCCGGGAACACCGGGGGCGAACGGAAAGACGCCGTACTTCCATATTGCATATGCCAACAGTGCTGATGGTAGAACAGGTTTCTCTGTGGATGATAGCGTCAACAAACTGTATATCGGTCAGTATACCGATTACACGCCGGATGATAGCACCGACCCAACGAAGTATAATTGGACAAAGATTAAGGGCGACCAGGGGACTGCCGGAAGGACTTACTTCTTTCAGAGCAATGCAGATGTGTTACTGATGGGAGCAGACAAGAAAATAACGCCGTCGTCGCTCATTGTGGATTCATTCTATAGGGATGGGAACGGCGAAGTTGCACAGTCGCAAAAAGGTTGGTGGAAACTGGAAAAATCCACCGACAACGGCGCTACATGGGCAATACTCACGGTATCGCAGACTGCGGCACTTGACCGGTTGAATATTAACGTCAATAGCCTGTCACTCAAGGCACATGATATGCTCAAGGTTTCACTGTATTTTGACCAGTCGAAGAGCAAACTTGCGGACTACCAGACGTATTCCGTTGCGGTCGATGTGGCGTCACTGACACAGGAGCAGATAGTCAATATCCTGTCAGATGATGGGAAGTTTAAGGGGCTGTACTACGAAAAAGATGAAAGTGGAAACCAGACACTGTTTATCTCATTCAATGCCATGAAAGGTGGCGTCATCAGTCTTGGCGGCACGAATAATGGAAACGGTCAGTTGAAGATTTACGATGCTGACGGAAATCAGATATCGAGATTAGGATATACCGGATATGTCGTACTTAATAAAAACACCGGAAACCCGATGGTGTCTCTTAACACTGCCGGATTGCGATTGTATACGGACTACACAGATGCAGACAACTACAATGCACTGATGCTTGGAAAATACGGACTGTACGCACAGAAAGTTCAAAATAACGTGCCTGAACTTTGGATGGAAGGTGATACGAGCAAAAAATGGGAAGGCTATATTGTTCGCTATCTGAACAATAAAGTTCGAATAAATACAAACTCACTTTTTACGGACGGATGCGAACTTGGAGCAAATTTTTCGACAGATGGAAGTGCAACTATTGGCAAAAGCTTGAGCGTAGGCGGAAACGCAACTGTCAATGGAACCCTTATGTTTTACGACTTGGAAAATCAAGCAAAAACATCCGGCAAAGTCAAAAGACAACCGGTAGCGTCCGTAAGCGCAGATGATTCGCAAGTGGCCTATCTTTTTTCGGGAACAGGTAGTAAACATGGAGATGCGGCAACATACAGACGTTTAGGAATCCGTGCTAAATGGGGTGGATCTGGCTTTAGCACAGACTATTTATATACAACCTCACAAGTTTCCGACATCCGCCTAAAAGAAAACATCGAAAGCAGTGAAACAGACGCCCTCGAAACAGTTAATCGCATGAAAGTCCGTCAATTCGACTGGAAAGAGCAGATGGGCGGATGGCATCAAAACATCGGTTTCGTGGCAGACGAACTGGAAGAAATCGACCCGAACTTGGCTCTGGGCGGCGGATATGACGAAAACGGCGAGATGGATATTAAGCAGATTAACAGTCCATATCTTCTCAACTACGCCATTAAGGCCATACAGGAACTTAGTGCAAAGGTTGACGAGCAAGAGAAACGTATCAAAGAGTTAGAAAGGAGATTACAGTAATGGGTAAATTTAACGAGTACACACAGAAAGCAACACCGGCGGACAACGACACGATGATGATTTACGATGCAACATCGAAATCAAATAAGCTTTCACCGTTCAGCGGAATCTGGAACTGGATTGTTGGGAAATTGACCAATGCGGTCATCAGTAACTTGCAGACGAGAAATCAGACGGTACTGGGAGCGATTAATGAAGTAAATGATAGCCTGCCGGCTACCGGTATATATGATTTGGACAACCCCCCTAAAAAAATGATTTTTTCAGCAAGGGCAGGTAGTACAAATCTTCCTAACGATTTTGGCGGCGCCAATGCTGTTACAGTCATTCAAATGAATCTTAACAACGATAGCTATGACTCAATGATTGCTTTTACGTTTGCAGTGGACAAAATTGCAATACGGCGAAAAAGCGGAACGAAGAATTGGAGTGAGTGGAAGTACTTTCATACAGCGGAAATACTTTCAAATTTAACAACCACAAACAAAAGCTCCCTTGTCGGCGCCATAAATGAATTAAATAGTAAGGTCTTCATTAAAACTCAAAATCTTTCAACGTTTTCTATAAATATTAAGCTTAATAAGAACGCCTATACATCGTTTATCATGTACGGAGCGACTTCACAAAATAATGGATTTATGTACATTGTCTTTATTGATGTTGCATCGGCAAAACGGGCAGTAAATTTTATTAAAATTGCAGACTTTGTGGCAGGCAGGACTTTTTCGGGTACATACAGTGATGACACATCTACATTGACGATAAACGCCAACGATACCATATGGGGAGGCATTAAGTTGCTGATGTTTAAAGAGGAAAATTATTAAGTTGTTTCAATCGTAAATGGTTCGTAAGAATTCCCATTTAGTTCATTAAAAATTTCATAAAA